AACTCATCTTCGTCTGTTCTCACAGACGTCGAATTCATCCCTTCCAGAGCCCCGTACATTTGGAGACTGTATGGGTACACAGTTCCATCCTCAACGGGCGTGGTTACTAGTTCTTTATAGTTCCACGCAAACCGTTCTCTGTCCCACTTTGACCACCGACAGTTCTGAAACATGTCAATGGGTACGGTGATGGCAGTGTCGGGTGAACCGCTGTAGGGTCGTTCCTTTCTGATTTTCCATGGCACTTGCTCTCTGATGTAGTTCCAGAGGCTCATGTCCCGGAAGAAAGGGTTGTCCCACAGGCCGTTGCAGATCTTGTAGAAGTCTGCCTCTTGCTGAGGCAATTCCTTACAAGTGTACGGTCGTACATTTACACCGCAAATGAAATCTGCTCCACAACTCTCGCGGAAGTCCCCGAAATAGAAGGACTTGTCGCGGTTGACCTTGAATCCGAAGTATTGAAGCGCTTCAGTCACAAGGAGAGCTGATCGCTGCCGTACGATGATGTCGTCACCATAGACTGAGAACTCACAGTCACCGGTTATTACACCAACAGCGTGTGCTATAGCGCTGAAAATAAGCGTTTCTAGCGGGAAGCAGAACCCGTTGCCCATAGATACGAACTTCTCGTATCTGATCTTCCCACTTCCCCATTCCTTGGGGAGCTCACCCGAAGGTGATCTTAAGCAGTCCAGTAGTTCGAACCACTCAGGCGGGATTAGGTCTCTCACGACATTAGTACTAATGGTGTCGCTAGCAGACTTTAGATCCATGGTTACAAAGGGATTTGAGCCCATCAGGCTACCTAAGCGAGCGTATTCCTGATTTATGGACTGCGTAGTGAGATCGATACCATGCTGCGCAAGCTTTTCGCGCATCACGACGTCGACCCCCTTCTGCAAGTATCCATTGAGTAAGGGCTCTAAGGCCATTGTTCTGTCTTCATCGGCCTTCTTTGCCACCAATGATAGCTTGTTTCCGCCGACTATGCGAACCCTCTTGGTAACTTCCTCAGCAAACCGCTTTGGATCGAGGCAATAGGGTTTCCCATTCTGACTTTCGTCAAGGAGGTACTCCCAAATGAGCGGCTCTGAACGCAGAGCTGCAATCGCATAAGGTATACAAGGTGC